GGGATGGCATTCATAACCTATATTTCGCTAGGATCTGTCAAGGTTGGTGCAGATGGTAGCTGGCAACCCAATTTCTGGCTTATTGCCTATTACATTGTATGCGCACTTATAATGATTAATGTGTATAAATTTTTCAGCTGGAGGCAGCAGTATGTTGCTGCTATGGCGTTAATGCCTATTTTATTCCTCGTGTTTTTGTTTTTTGCGATTCGGTGGAACTGGTTTCTAACAAAGAAGCCATCGGCGGCTAATCCTGTAGATACCACCGGTTGCACAGCAGAGAATTCTATACCCTCTCCTTCTACCGCCTTCCCTCCGATCGTGAACATGTGCCCCGATTTCATGGTGGCCTGGACAGATCCAAGTGGTGGTGCTATTTACTGCTATGATGCGAATAACACATATAATATGCAAGATATATCAGGTGCAGGATTGACAACCGGACTTGCAATCAACGGAAAAACTGGACAATCTGCATATTTGCTTTATAATAAGAACGCGAATCCTACAGGAGCAAAAAATCCCACAGAAGATACAACAGGCCTTCGTTGGCCTCTGTATGCCCTTATTAAGAGTGGTTTTAGCACAATAAGTAACCATCCTCAAGGAAAATTTCTCAGATGGGAGGGTGTTATACAATCTACTGGCAATCGCTATGATTTCTGGCAATATAATCTCATGCGTGTTCTTCCCGGTATAAGTGGGAAGCTTCCTTCTGTATAAAATCCAAAGGTCTAAACTATACGGCCAAGAAGGAACAAGAATGACCAGGGAATCCGCAACGGTCTGTCTACATCCAACCATTGAAAAATCCATTTTCCAATGGTTTGAAAAACGAACAACCCCCGCCGTCTTCCTCGTAGGTCCTCCAGGTGTTGGAAAAACTACACTTGCTTATCGTGTCATGCAAGAACATGACCTACGCGTAAGTGAATTCAATGCAAGTCATACACGATCTGGGGCCTGTTTTCGCAAGGTGATTCTGCCTCTCTTACAAAGCGGGGGAGTTATAAATATGATGGAAACAGGTAAAAAGGGGGGCCTAGGAGTTATATTAGATGAGATAGACGGCTTGAGCAGTGGTGAAAAAGGAGGTCTGCAGAGTCTGTTAGCTTATTTACGTGAATGGAGTCCTGCTAATCCGGGCGTGCCTGTTATTTTTATCAGCAATACCATACACCAGCGTATGTTACAGATGATATCAAGATATTGTCTGACTATTAAGGTGGGTATGGCCGATGAACACCAGATTTCTTCACTTCTTGGATTGAATGTGCCTAATGAGTGGAAGCGTCACGGTAATGGTGACTTGCGCCCTTTACTGAGAGGGGAGTATTCTGATGCGCGAGATGGAGATGAAGATCCACCCGTAGAAATACCCGATGGTGTCGTGCCATTGGCGAGATGGTGTTTGTATACAGAGATGGACCCGTATTTAACGCTGGAGATGGAAAATAACGATAGTAATTTGGCAGGACTCGTAATAGCTGAAAATTTGCCAGATCGCATTGAAGGTGTAAAAGGGAATACGCGGGAAGCCTGGGATTTATACGTTAAGTTATTTCAATGTATTCAAGAATCTGATTATGCAGATTACTGGGCATTTTTCTATCAGACTTGGCGTCTCCTTGGACTCAGCCAAGATGTGAAACTCAACACAGTAAATATGTATATCAGCCAAGAAGCGCCTTGGAAATCAGAAGAACCTGCGCTAGGGTCAATACGCTATACGCCTGTTCTCACGAAACAGTCAGCACTCTTCAATACATGGAAGATGTTGTGCGAAATTGCAGATAGTCATGGCACAAGTATTCGCAATACTCCTATTGCACTTATGCTCTCGCTCAATATGGAGAATTCATCTGGATTTGTTTCAAAGAAACAAGATAAGAAGAAAAAGGTGGATAGTATGACACTATTCTCTGTCGTGCAGTAATCTTATGAACCGTAGCGGGACATTTCTGCCGAGTCTATAAGATCTTCCTAAGATAGAGTATTCTTCTGCAAGCCCCATCTTATGCAATAGTATAATATGTGTGGCGAATGGTATATTCATACCCGCTACACTGGTATTGCTCTTGACAAGAAGTATCTTGGTAGGACCCTTTTCAAACTCTGCTATCTGCCTGGCAATAATATCCTTATTCCCTTGTAAATGTTGTATAGGAAAGCGCTCTTGAATGCTAGCCCGAATATCTTCTAGGGGGTTGTCATAGCGACTAAAGATCAAGAATTTTCCTTCAGGATGAGCCTCTAGAATATTAAGAAGGGCTTCCATTTTTGTGGGAACTACAGGCGGGGGTGTAAGAGGGGTTGCTATGGCTGTGTTGGCAGATACGGCTTTTAGATCATTCGGATGAATAGGTTCACGGCAGAGGGGGCAATCAAGATGACGAACAATCCATTGCAGGATGCATGATCCACAGAATATATTAGAACAGCATGGAGATACCACTGCTTGTTCAGGAGGTTCATAACAAACAGAGCATACTTCTTTCGTGATTTCTTTCATCTTTTCTCCGATGCGTATAATATGTGCCTCTATCTGCCGTATTTTTCCAGACATTTCCCTCGCAGTGTTTTCTGGAAGACCGGGTTGTGCAAGGGCCGTATTGAGTTGGGCAATTTCTCTGCGCTTGTAATTCGTCACTGCCTCCACGATGGTCGTGGGTGTATGAGGACTAACACCAAGGCCTTCTAAAGCTCCCTTGGTATCACCTGCATTCAACATATCTTTGATGGCCTGAGGAATCACATATGCGACTAGATCGTGTAAGGCAGGTGATTGGCATCGTATAACCTCTTCTATCAATTGTGGAAGTTGTATAGAATTATCGATAAATTTATCGCAACAGCGGACTACTGTGTGATGACGTAGGGGATGTCTTGTTTTCAGATGATTTGAGAAAAAGGGGTAGGATTCTGTTTTCATGAATACAATAGAGGGGTGATTATTTATATGAGAATTTACCATATTCCTTAACTCAGGGATTAAAGTATTTATATAAGCAGATGATAGTTGATTAAATACATAGGAAGAAAAATGGCTATCTGCAAATACAAGATCTTTATATGATGCTGTAATATACCATGTCATATTCGCAGCAGGATGAATACATCCAGAAGCGAGCTTTATCGTATCTGCCTCGTCATAAAACACCCTTCGCCATTTTGGCAATACAATACCCCTGGCCTTTAGAGATTTCATGAGGGGATTCAGAAGTGTATTGCTTACTAGAGTTATATGGGATGAATGAAATGACCGTATGAGATCGTCCTTATCTAGGTCGCGTGTAGTTTTAAGGAAAGTTGCTTTCAATTGTGTATCGTTTTTTATCGTTTCTTGCCATTGCCGATAAATATAATATGGGACCACAATAAGGGAGTCAAAGAGAGTTTCTGGTTCTGGTTCCTGGCATGTAGAAAATAGTCCACCTGTGCTCTCTTCATGTAGGCGAACAGGAGCATCCGTGGGTGCTTGCAATGGATAAGTAGACATTTGACTAATATGCGAAAGAACTGTGAGCGTCTTACCTACGCCGGCGCGATCGCCTAGAATGGCATATTTACTATAAAGTGTTTCTCTTTCATGTTGATATCCCTTTTGAAAGGCAATTTCTTTCTTGCGCATGGCTTCAATTGTGGCAAGTTGATGAGGGCGAAGAGGTGTCTTTATATGAGGAGGTTGGGGAGCCCTTGGAGACTCTTGTCTAATAGAATTTGTAATTATTTCTTGAAATAATTCCAGATTCTGGCGTATTAAACGTGCATTCGACATTTCTAGGAAAGGATACTTATACGGGTTTATGCGTCTGCGAAGAAGGCCCTAAGTGCTTGACTGCGGATGAAATTATTTAATTTAAATTTCGTTTCTTTCATGAGCGGATTATTGGATTCGCGAAGCTTCTTCTTATCAAAGGTGTTCTCACTGTGACTGATAACTAACATGACCTTCATCGGATCCAGTTGTGTCATCGGATTAGAATAGTTCTCCAAGAAACTTCTTTCTTCAGCGTGCGTCACTGTCTCATCATACGTATGACTGTTGGCATATGACTTCCTCCAGGCCATTGTGCCATTTGTGGCGTGATTCTTATTATATGGACCGAGGGAATAGATTTTCTTATTATCTGTGTAATACATGTAGATTAGAGAAGAACCAGCAAGTTCAATTGTCTTATTGCGGGCGAAATTAACCACGGCCGTGCTAACACGCTCTGGAAAATAGAAATCGTCGTCGTCCATTGCCACGATTATTTCGCCCTTTGCCTCTCGGTTGAGTATGTTGCGCTTTGCCCCAATGAGAAGCTTTGTGGGATGTTGGATATAACGAATATTCGGGATAGATTTTGCAGCCTCGTCAAAAACATCTTTCACACAATCATCGCCGTCATCCAGGATAATCCACTCCATATGTTCTTTCGGATATGTCTGAGATTTATAGCATTCTATGAGCGAAGGTAGAAACTTTCTACGATTGTAAGTGGGTGTAACGACACTTACAAAGGCTCGCATTGTTTAGTAATTAACTGGGTCTTTATATGTTCCTAGACATGAGGAGGGAGTTCTGAAGTATTTCTGTGCTTTCTAGGCATTTTTCTCTTGCTTCATTGTAGCTTATTTTGTTGTTTTCTACAATTGTATGTATAGGACTGCCCTTTTCGCCTAGGGTATACGTATTCAAGAATTTCCAGAAGCTATTAATATTATCATATTCATCCGGTGAAACTTCATAGCATGGGATCAAGGAAAGGAATAATAGTCTATCCTGCGCATTGCCCTTTCCATTCGCATATGTGATTCTTCTCTTTATAAAGTATATTATACCTATTAATAACAAAATAGGACCTGTTGTAGGTTTTAGACAATTAAAAAATGTAATAAAAAATGCAAATACGCGAAATGCTGGGCGTTTGTGTAATAGGTCGTTTGCTACAAAAATAGAGACCATTATTGCAAACGAAATAACGAAGGCGTAATATACAATGCCCAAAATATATAGGGTTTTTCCTGAGAGTTTCACCATTCCCTTGAAATTTATATCTTCTGCGTCATATACAGCATTCTGTTCTAGAAGTTTATCATGTTCTACCTTTGATTTATATCTTACAGTATCCATGTTGACAATGGTTACCGCAGAAATATTGTTCCTTGCTTCTATATATTTTGTATTTGTGGATTTATTTTTCAAGACATTTATAACTTCATTTTCAAGAGTTGCAGAATATGATTATCAGCATCTGTAAGATGGGTTGATGGCGATGTTGCAAAGTTAGATACTGTTTCTACCTTTGAATCAGCGGGTATAGGTGATGATATGAAAGGTGAAGAATCCTTTGGAAGAATCTTATCTATACCAGAATCCACAGCACTGCGTAAGAGTGTTTTACCTACATTTGCAATATCCGGTATGTTGACGGAAGGAAGATTATTCTTAATCCAGTCAAACATACTTCTGTATAGCAGGACATATTAATTTTTTTCGCTTTTTTCCTTCTTATCGGACAAGAGTATCTCTGGGAATCCTGATTTGCGGGTAGTATTTACCTTAACAAACTTGGGATATTTCTTGGACAGTGCCTTCACCGCCGCTAATTGAAGTGTGCGACGATTCTTGCGTGTTTGCATGCCCCCTGGTTCTTTGTAATAGGCGGTTTTAGGGGATACAAAGTTCAGCCGGACTACAGATCCGTCTTGTATATAGAACTTAATAGACCGCTCATAATCGTCCTTCTCGCCTCGTAGAACCTGTATATCTTTGCCAGGATTGATACATCCCCAGAAACTTCCGATAATAAATCTCAGGTCCGTAGTCACAGTCTGTTTCATAAAATAACCATTCGCGCTCGGATAAACACCCCATAACGAGGCCCCCGCCTTCTCACATTCTTTGAAACCTCGCTCTATAATTGTCTTCAAACTACGAAGCCGTTGTTCATGGCGTTTTGTCGTTGGCATATATTCAATGAATCCGCGAATATCGTCATCACAGCATACGAGCTTTTCGCCCTTCGGGAAGTTATTGAATATCCAATTGCGAACACTGGCCACTCCAGGAAGACCCACGCGGATTTTCCCATATGTGCCTGGCTTGAGGGTTTCTTTGTAGAGAGCCTCTTGCTCGGCATCGGCCACAACGACCATAATTCGTTCTGCAGGAATCTTATATTCATGGAGGACGGCGAGTGTCTTATCACGGCAGGTTTCTGCCCTTTTGTAGGAAGGAATAACAACTGTATAGTCCATCCCTCTTCTGATTATAAAGCATACTTCAAATCGCCCATGCCCGATTCCACAATAAAGAAGTTTATATTTTCCACATAGCAGTTTATGCTATATACATAAGATGTATTTGGGGGCAAGGGATATACTTGGAGATCTATTTGAAATTTGCGAATCACACTGCTATTTATAGAACCTGACGCCTGACTCGTCGGACTATGCAGTTCAAAGGAATACACGGGTATTCTGCGATTTGCACCGCCATCTAGTGCTCTCCACGGTGTGAGATTTGTGAAAAAGGAGGTTGGTTTGGATTCCTGGATTTCATTGCCATTTGCCAGAATACGCAGGGCGCGTATGATATCAATCTGACCTGCGGGAACAACAAGGCCGGTTGCATTTTCCATCTCCACGAAGGCACTGTTACTCGGAACATTGGTCGGTATTTTCGGCCTTGTAGGCCAATCCCACCAATTTGTGAAATTATGGGCATTGTTACGATATATGAGTTCATCAGAGCGTCTCGGAAGAAGTAGGATGCGCGTAATGGGATTATGAATATCGAGTAAAAGGAGTTGGTTGTTTAGGACCTCGGGGAATGACACGCGAGTTATCTGTCGTATCAAATATACAAGGGGCGTAGTGGCGAATATCTTTTGCTCGGATTCTGGAAGAAAAACATACGTCGTGTGTAAGGTCGGATTGAATGACCAGATATTCAGCGGGGGAACTGATTGACCAATATCCGTGAAGAAGTTACGGATTTCATGATTGTCTCCTGTAACTGGCAGATAGTGCGGGATATTCCTTTGAATACTGCCGAAATTCGGGTCCACTGTAAAGCCGGGGGCCATTCGGTTTCCGCGCATGTCCATCATTGTGTAGAGTTGTTGCGAAGGATTCATGGTGATTGTCACATCAACCGTGTAGTATTGAAGGCCTATGAGAGGAAGAGCAGAACCTTCTTCGGTGAACCAGAAGGGCAAGGGTACATAGACCGTATACGCAGGAATAGAGGGGACATTCGTCTGTGCTCCTGGAGGTAGTGTCTCATCTTCATAGACAGTGGGATACTCAGCTCCTGTGGCGGTGGGGTTTCCGTAGAGACCACTTGCCGGGTCGTAGAGTTCTGGAACATCTCCCACGAGTTGTTGCCATTTCTCGAACTTGTCCTTTGGATAGTCAATGAGCGCCTTTGACATGAGATACTCGCCTGTGAATTCCTGGATCTTATTCGGACCACAGGTTAACGCACCCATTGGAATTGGGTCTGGGTCGTTGGCCCATTCACGAAATCGGTTGTCCTATATTTGCTGTATATTGCCGGTATCTCAAACGAGAAATATATGTCACTTACGAGATCGCCTACACGATCTATGCGCGCCTTTATCTGGACTGTCTGGTCATACGGATAATCCGTAATACCGTCCATTTTCTTGGACACAGTTTCCTGCGAAAAGTGCGTGTATTTCTTGAAGGTCTTGTAAAAATAGGTCATATCGGGGTTGCCCGATAGGATCACATTTTGAGCGCCGTAGGCGACAAGAGCTACTAATCCACCGCCCGGCATTCTCTTCTGACTGTGTCACAAGAGATTTAGGCTCTCTGATTGGTCCACCAACTGTCAATTAAATAAGGGGGTGTATCCATGTTGGAATTATCAAACTTGCTACTAGGACCCATCTTCATGTCATTTTGTATCTCTGAGTATGTGACAGCATACGCGTAATAAAACATATTACTCAAGTATCCTGAGAATTTTCCACTAATGGCCATGTTTCTTCCTGCCGGTATTCCCATAGATGGCGTAGAACTACCGGTATTGTCAAACCCAGTCACACCAGGAGGTGCCAATACCTGCCCAGAACCTTTCACGCTGTTCGGGAATAGAACCAGGGGCTGATAATTCTGATAAGGCAAAGTGCCCTTGAAAGAGTGTTTCTTCGCCATGTTACCATTCACATATACTTCCAAAGAATTCTTGCGCAGCACAAGGGCAAGATGAAACCACTTGCTGAAGGTGATTTGTTCAACGTCTATGTAATTGAACCACCGCTCATATGTATTCATGACGATTCTGAGTGTGGGAGAAGAGTTTTTGCCATTAGATGCACTTACAAATACACCAGGAGATGTGAGAGGGAAGGGGCCAGCATCATAACCCTTGTAAAATATTGTCCTCCAGGTATTTGTGCCATCATCCGTGTCGGGATGTATATACACGAATGTCGTATAAGAAAATTCAATGCCGGTTAGTTGGTTCTCGGAAAGTGCAAGAGGGAGATAGCCGGAACTATTTGACAGATTCGGATCTTGTAGGAACGTCTTCTGACCTGATGAAGAATTGGAAGTTACTGTGAGAACGGGGACTCTCACGCCAGAATAGCCAACCCATACTTTATATAATTCTTCACACGACATAAACAAAATGAAAACTGCCGTTGTAATTATCAATACAATGACAATTTGAGGAAATACTCCTGTACTTGCGAAGTCCATTCTAACAATCTATAGTTAATTTACCGTCAAATTCCAAAATTATGAATGTCAGGGTATTTTCATGCGAATAAGAACAATGGAGAGTAGGTGAGGGGGTCTTAGATTTATAAGTTGACGATATGATCAAGTGGAAGGGCAAGATGCGTAGGGGTTCATGGCGTTCAACCCGCCAGCATTTACAGTTATGGACACCTTGAAAATACTATATAACCATGACCAGATATTAAAGGGGCCAGAAGGTCCTTCCTGGTATCTGTTCCAAACCTGGTCGGGGCTCAGGGCATTTTTATAATAGGAAATATTGGAAAAATAGCCCTTTAGTTTATCACTATTGCCTATTCCTACATATGAAGTTGCTGTGCCATTGCCTCCTAGGTAGCCAGCCTTATATACACATGACCTTGCGAGTTTTCCGTCAATGTATACATCCAGTGTGCGACCATTTGCCACTACGGAAATCTGCACCCAGCGCTGGTATTCAATGCCATTCACAATATCACAGCGGTCATTGCCGGTGAATTTAGAACCGGAGTTATAACTACCTATTAGTTCTGAAAGGGGGAATCTATTTCCACTAGGGTCGTATCCCTGAGTCAGTGTATTATCAATCAATTGCTCTGTATCGTCGCCACCCATTGTGCTCTGGCGAATGACCAAGGCCCCATTTTTCGGATTGAGTCCAATATAGAGTATTGTTTTACCTTTATCTGTGGACGCAAATCTATTTCCTGTATTTATCTCAAAAAGATTTACAAGGTTGGTATTACCAGCTCCCTTACTATCAATCACATACACCCACATGTTTATGGAATATTGCCCCGCGTCTGTGAAACCTTTAAGCGCCTGTTTTGCAACATATGTTGAACTAGGAACAGTATCAATCAACTTATTCAAATATGCATTGTTTCCATTCGTGGAAACTGTTCCCATCGGCATATTTTTTCCTCCAATTTGTGTAGGAGGATTTGATGTATTTCCATATGCAAGGTTATACAGAGTATAGAGGATATATAAGAAAACCAATAGTAATGCAAAACTTACGATCGTAGATCCATATCCTCCTCCACGCATTCTGTATTGATCTTAGGAAAATTTTGTCTCGTATACCATAAATTGATTAGGGGGTGTTACATCAGGCAAACCGGTGCAATTACCGAAAAAACATTTAGGAAGTTGCAGTGCTGACCAAGGAAAGGGGTCAGATATATTCGGAATGCCTCGTGTATCTAGAATTCTCTTTGCATCTGCTTGGACATCCGGGGCATACGAGGCTTTATTTGTTCCTTGGAACATTCCAATATATCCCCCCCAAGATGTATTACCGATTTTTACATTCTTACTTCCTGAATCGGGTTCTAGAGGAGGATACGTTGTCATTTTACTTACTTGTAGTTTAGCACCGTAGTATACATCAAATCTCCTGCCTTCTTTTACGATAGTGACCATTGTCCATTTTTGCAGGGGTATTGTCGGGAGAGGTATTGCTTCCATATAGTGCCTGCCAGAAGCAAGGCCCGTTCTTACTTTTAATAGAGCCGGGACATAGGGCTTATCATTTTGATTTGTATATCCTGATGCCCACAGTTGAAGATATTCTCCCATCCATAGTATTTTGGACATGTGACTGGATTTCGGAGGATCCATAGAGCATCTTCCACAATTTGTGCCATCGCATTTGCAAGGTTTAATAGAAGAATAATCTGCGCAATCGGGGCCAAACATGGAAGCTTCTCCTCCTGAAACATCTATACAATCAACCACTGTCACTGTC